GGTGGAAGGCACGCTGAACGCGGAACAGTACAAGGCCATGCGCGCCTGGCTGGACAAGGAGTTCGACGGCGCAGCGAACCTGGGCAAAACAAAGCTGCTGGACAGGAATGCCAAGTTCCACCCGCAGAGCATGACCGGCATCGACGCGCAGTTGCTGGAAACCAGAAAGCACCAGATCGAGGAAATCTGCCGCGCGTTTCGCGTCATGCCCATCATGGCCGGGTACAGCGACAAGGCAGCGACCTACGCCAGCGCGGAACAGATGTTTCTGGCGCACGTTGTGCACACGCTCAGCCCCTGGTACGAGCGCATCGAACAGTCCGCAGAGTGCCACCTGCTCACCGACAAGGAAGTGGCCGAAGGCTACTTTGTCAAATTCAATGCTGCCGGGCTCATGCGCGGCTCGCACAAGGACCGCAGCGAGTATTTCGCCAAGGCCCTGGGCGCTGGCGGCTCTCCGGCTTGGATGACGCAGGACGAGGTGCGCGCCCTGGAAGAACTGAACCCCATGGGCGGCGATGCGGCCATGCTGCCCAAGCCCACGAACGTGCCCGGCAACGCGGCACCGAAGGAAGAAACAGATGCAGAACCTGACTTGCAACCTGCGTGAATTGAAGTTCGCTGCTGACGAAGGCGCCCAGGCCATGAGCTTCACCGGCTATGGCGCTGTATTCGGCAACGTGGACAGCTACGGCGACGTGATCGAAGCCGGGGCGTTCTCGAAGTTCTTGGCAGACGTGAAGGCGGGAAACCAGCCATGGCCCGCGATGCTTTCGCAGCACGGCGGCTGGCAGATGAGCGCCGAAGACATGACGCCCATCGGGGTCTGGACCGACTTTTCCGAAGACGGACACGGCCTAAAGGTCGAGGGGCAGCTGGCCGACACGCCGCGCGGCCTGGAAATGTACAAGCTCATGAAGATGAGCCCCCGCCCCGCGATTGATGGCATGTCAATTGGCTACATCGCCAAGGAATGGGAGCCACGCAGCAAGCCGGAAGACCCGAAACGCAAGCTCAAGCGCATCGACCTGATCGAAGTGTCCATCGTCACCCGCCCTGCCAACGGCAAGGCGCGGGTGGAGTCCGTCAAGCACGACTGGACAGAACGAGATTTCGAACGACTGCTCACGCGAGACGCTGGGCTGTCACGAAGTGAGGCGCTGGTTGTCATCAACCAGGGCTTCAAGAGCCTGATTGCCATGCGGGACGCTGGCAGTGCAGAGCTGGCCGAGCTGTACGAGGCCGTCAAACGCCGCGAGGCAGCAATCCCGCGCTGATACCAGCGTCACCCACCGCAAACCGCCGTAGAGGCGGTTTTTTTACGCACAAAGAAAGGCAAATCATGTCCGACATTCTCGAAATCAAGAAACTGATCGAAGCCCAAGGCCAAGCCTGGGAAGAACACAAGAAAACCAATGACGAGCTGCTCAAGGCCAAGGCCGAAGGCAAGGCTGTCGCTGATCTGGAAGCCAAACTGGCCAAGGTCAGCGACGAAATGGACAAGTTGGCCGAGCTGAAGGCCGACTTCGACAAGTTCATCATCGAATCGCAACGCCCCGGCGCATCAAAGGGCGACGAAAACGCCGAAGCCGAGTGCAAGCAATGGAACGCCATGCTGCGCGCCGACTTCCAGTCCAAGGGCCGCAGCATTCCCGCTGAAGTGTCCGTGGACGCCTACGCGCAGTACAAGAGCGCCTTCTATTCGCTGGTGCGCCATGGCGACATCGAGCGCCTGAGCGCCGATGAACGCAAGGCACTGTCCGCAGGCTCTGACCCCGATGGCGGCTACCTGCTGCCGACCCCCACCGTGGGCCGCATGGTCAAGAAGGTGTATGAGCAGTCCACCATGCGCCAACTGGCCAACGTGATGACCATCAGCACCGACGCGCTGGAAGGCATCGTGGACAACGACGAGGCCGATGCTGGCTGGGTGTCCGAAATGGGCGCTCGCAACGACACCGACACCCCGCAGGTCGGCAAGTACCGCATCGAGGCCCATGAGATGTACGCCCAGCCGAAGGTCACGCAGAAGTTGATCGACGACGCTGCTACCGATGTTGAAGCCTGGCTGGCCGACAAGGTGGCCGACAAGTTCGCCCGCGTCGAAGGCAACGCCTTTTGGAACGGCAACGGCGTCGGCCAACCGCGCGGCCTTGCCGCGTACACCACCGCCGCGACCGGCGACGGCTCGCGCGCGTGGGGCACCTTCGAGCACGTACTGACCGGCGCCAATGGTGACTTCCACACCACGAAGCTCGACCCGATCCAGGACTTGCAGGGCGCGCTCAAGGACCAGTACCTGCAGAACGCCCAGTTCGTGATGCGCCGCGAGGTGCGCACCAAGATGCGCAAGCTGAAGGAAGCCACCAACGACCGCTACCTGTGGGAGCCGTCCAATCAGGCCGGGCAGCCCGACCGCTTGAACGGCTACCCCGTGCGCATCGACCAGTTCATGCCCGGCCTGAATACGGGTTCGCTGTCGCTGGCCTTCGGCGACTTCCGCGAGGCTTACACCATTGTGGATCGCATCGGTGTGCGTACCCTGCGCGACCCCTACACCGCCAAGCCTTACATCCGCTTCTACTCCACGAAGCGGACTGGAGCTGGAGCGGTCAATTTCGAAGCCGTCAAGTTTCTCAAGTTCTCCGCTTCGTAAGAACCAACAAGCCCGCCAAGCGCGGGCTTCCTCATTTTGAAAGGTAACCACCATGTCCGACTTGAAAAACAACATCGCGGCGGTTCTCGCCCTGTCCCCCGCCGTGCACGCTGCCACCAAGGCAGACGCATCCATCATCGACCTGCAGGGTGCCGGTTCTGCCACGGTCATCGTGAACACGGGCGCTATCGTCGGTGCTGGTGACTACACCATCAGCCTGCGCCACGGCGATGCGTCCGACCTGTCAGGCGACGCCGCTGCCAGCGGGGACGATCTGCTGGGCGCCTTCCCCGCAACGCTGGCTGCAGATTCTGCTTACTCGGTGGGCTATCGCGGTGGCAAGCGCTACGTGCGCGTGGTCATCACCAAGAACAGCGGCACCTCGATTGCCGCTGGCGCGGTGATCGTCAAGGGCCACCTGGCCCTGTCTGGCGCCGTCTGATGCGTGAAGCGCCTTCCTCGGAGGGCGCTTTGCAGATCACAAGGACACCATGATCGTCACCCAAACCACCCCACCGGCCTACCTGCCGTTGACGCTCACAGAGGCAAAGCTGCACCTGCGCGTTGACGGCACGGACGAGGATGCGCTTATTGCGGCGTTCATCGGCGCCGCCGTTGACACCTGCCAGCAGATCACCGGACGCAGCCTCATGGCCCAGACGTGGAAGCTGACAGTTGACGACTTCGCCGACGAAATCGCGCTGCCATGGCCCCAGGTGCAGGCGGTGCAGGCGGTGCAATACAAGGACGCAGACGGCGCCACGCAGACGCTGGCGAGTTTGGTCTATGAGTTGACGGGCGACAAAGTTTGCCTTGTGCCAGGCCAAGAATGGCCCGCCGTGCGCGGTGGGTCGGGTTCGGTGTGGATCAGCTACACCGCAGGCTACAGCGCAGGCAATGAAGCCGCTCAGCAAGCCGCCGTTCCCTACGGCATCAAGGCGTGGCTGCTGCTGACCATCGGGACGCTGTACGCCAACCGCGAGAGCGTGCAAACCGGCGTGTCTGTGGCCTCGCTGCCTGACCGTTTCGCTGATTCGCTGCTTGACCGCTTCAAGGTGTATTGATGCAAGCCGGACGCCTCAACACCCGCGTGACACTGCAGCGCCGCGCCGCAGGCCAGGACGCCGCTGGCCAGCCCGTCGAGGGCTGGGAGGATGTGGCGCAGGTATGGGCCGATTTTCGCGTGCTGTCTGGCCTGGAAGCCATCAAGGCCGATGCCCTGACAAGCGTCACCAAGGCATCGTGCCGCGTGCGCTACCGCGAGGACTTGACGCCCGACATGCGCGCCATGGTGGCCGGCGAGGCTTGGGGCATCGTCAGCATCCAGCCCGACGTGAACAAGCGCCGGTTTGTTGATGTGGTGTTGCAGAGGGCGCAATGAGCTTCAACCTGTCAATCGACGTGCGCGCCTTCGAGAGCGAGATGGAGCAGTTGGCCGAGCGCGCTGACAAGGCTGCGCGCCCGGCTACTCAGGCTGGCGCGCAGGTGCTTTATGAGCGCGTCAAGGTGAATGTCGCCTCGCTTGGACGGAAGACTGGCAATCTGGACAGCTCGATCTATCAAGCCTACAGTGCGGACAACTCGAACGAAAGCAAAGCCGTCTATCACATCAGTTGGAACGCCACGAAGGCCCCCCACGGCCATCTTGTCGAATGGGGCTACATCAAGCGCTGGCAGTCCATCATGATCAATGGCAAGTGGGTCACGTTGAAGAATCGCCCGCTCGCCACGCCGGTGCAAGTGCCCGGAAAGGCTTTCATGCGTCGGGCGAAAGACGCATTCCCCATGGCGGAAGAGGCCATGCGCGCGAAGTTTCTTGAGGTGCTGCATGGCGGCTGAATCTGTGCTCACGGCCACGCTGCAAACCGTCTGCCCGCGCGTATTCCCTGACTTCGCGCCAGTCAGCACGGCCAAGCCCTACTTGACGTACCAATTCATCGGCGGGCAGTCGCTGTACTACCTGAACAACACCCCGGCAAACCGCCGCCATCACCGCGTTCAGGTGAACGTGTGGGCCACTACCCGCCTGCAAGCCAACCAGCTTGCGCGCGAGGTTGAGGAAGCGATCCGGCTGCAACTATCCGGCACGCCAGACAGCGAACCGCTGGCCGGGTATGACGAAGGCAACGAAGTCCGTGGAACCGTCCAAGACTTCACTTTTTATACAGACAGATGAAGCCTCACACCGCCGCACTGCTGGAAGTGCTTATACGACTTGCCAAGGGCGCCATCAGCGCTCTTGAACGTTGGTTCAACGAGCAGAAAGCCGACCAGGCGAAATAACCCGCGCTCGCAGGCCGCTTAAAGCCTGCCACATCTCACTGCCTCGGGGCGCGTAACTCGCAAGACGCACGCGCCAGTTCCCTCGCAGAAAGCAAATCCCGCCGCTCCCCCGAGCGGCTTTTTTCTTTCTCGAAAGGAACCGCCATGGCATGGCTCGTACCTGAAGGCTCACGCTTTCTGATTTCCACCACATTCGCGGCTGCGACCAACGTCACGGCCATTACCAACGCTGCCAGTGCTGTCGCATCGGCGACCAACACCTACGCCGTAGGCGATGAACTTCTGTTCACGTCCGGCTGGGAGGATGCAACCGATTCCATTTGGAAGGCGTCGGCGGCAACCGGCTCTTCCGTCACCCTGGGCGGCCTGGACAGCACCGACACGGGCTTTTTCCCGAGCGGTACGGGCGTGGGCACACTGCAAAAGGTCAGCAACTGGATTGAACTGCAACAGCCCCTGACGATTGACACGTCGGGCGGTGATGCCAAGTTCATCAACGTGGAACCGCTGAACAAGCGCAACTCGTTCCAGATCCCGACTGGTTTCAACGCGAACCAGACGCGCCTGACCATCGGTTACGACCCGACCCTGCCTGGCTATCAGGCCGCAGTGGCCGCGTCGCGCACCCTGAAAAAGGTGGCGTTCAAGTTCATTCTGTCCGGTGGCGCCACGGTGTACAGCTACGGCTACATCACCGCCTCGGAAGCCCCTCGGATGACGAAGGGCCAGGTGCTGTCTGTCGAGGTGGCCATCGCCTCGGTTGGCCGCATGGTCAGCTACGCATCGTAATTCGGGGCCAATGGCCCCATAACCCGCCCGCATGGTTCGCCCAGCGGGCTTTTTTATGGAGCCAATATGGCATTCAAGTTCGAGCGTCCCGACAACTTCGCCCCGTTCGCGGTCAAGTTCACTGATCCGAGCGGCGGCGAAGCCTCTATCAAGGCGGTCTTCAAATACCGCACTCGCAAAGAGTTTGCGGCCCTGCTGAACGAAGTGTTCGGCAATGCAGAAAAGATCGAAGGCGATCAAATTGACTTCGTGGCCCTGACGGACAAAGACATTGGAAAGGCCGCCGACCGTCTGATCGAAAGCCTCGTTTCGTGGGATGTCGAAGGCTTCGCGCTGAACAAGGCGAGTCTGACGCAATTGGCTGACGAATGTCCGGCCGCGATCAGTGCCATGTGGACAAGCTACCGCATGGCCTGCACCGAAGGCCGGCTGGGAAACTGAAAGCGGCCGCGCGATCCTTCTTCACCAAGGCCAACGCGGCGCCATCCAACCTTGTTGGCGTCAACGTCTTTGCCCAAATGGGCAAGACCGAAGACACCTATTGGCCTGAGAACGCTCAGGCCATCTATCTGTTCATTCAGCTTCTGACGCAGTGGCGCGTTGGCATGGGCGGGCCTACCGGCCTCGATTACGCCGCCGTCTATCCGTTGCTTGATCGAAAGGCGGCTGATTCCGACGAATGGGATCAGTTGTTTGACGACCTGCGCGTGATGGAAGGCGCCGCGCTGGAAGCCATAGCAGAGAACCGAGAACGCGACTAGCCCGCCCCATGGCGGGTTTTCTTTTTTACCCATCTGACGAAGCCACCACATGAGTGACGGAAAAGTACAGCTAGAAGCCGAACTTGACGCCAGCCGCGTCAAGCAGGGCGCGGCCGAAGTCACTGGCGCCGTCCGCCAGATGGGGCGGGAAGTCGAGCGCGAAGCTGGCCGCGTCTCCGCTGCGACGGCCAAGATGGGGAGCGGTGGAGAGCGGGCGGCGCAAAGCACGCAAAAGGCAGAACGCAGCATCATTGCGTCGATTCAGCGCCAGACGGCGGCCTACGAAGCCGGCGGACGCAGCACGCGCGAGTATTACGAAGCCATCGCCCGCCAGCGCGGCATCGGGGCGGATGTTCTCAAGCCTTATCTCGATCAACTGGACGCGGCGAAGGAAAAGCAGGCAGAGGCTGCACAGGGAGCCAAGGGCTTCGGCGATTCACTTGGCATGGTTCGCGCGGGGATCGCAGGAATTGTCGGCGGCGCGCTTGTAGGCTGGGCAAAGCAAACGGGCGATGCGCTGTTTGATGCGAGCGTGAGCGCAGAGCGGCTGCGCACGATGCTTAACTTTGCCACGGGAAACAGCGCGCGTGACATCGAGTACCTGCGCGGTATCACGCAGAAGCTGGGCCTTGAAATGCAGTCCACGGCGACTGCCTACGGACAGTTTGCGGCAGCGGCAAAGGGCACCACGCTAGAGGGCCAGAAAACCCGCGACGTTTTCGAGTCAATCGCCAAGGCCAGC